GCCGCTGTCCTTGAAGTAGATCGACGGTGCAGCAGCCGTACCGTTCTCCAGTGCAATCGTTGACCACTCGCCGTCCAGTTGAAATAGTGTGATCCAAGCCGAGTTGGCGGCATTGCGGAGCTTCAAAAGTCCCGTCGTTGTATCCGCCCACCATTGGTACGCATAGGTGGTGCTAGGAGTGGTGGCACCGCTGTTCTGGCTGACGATTGCGGCCAGTGCGTTGTTGAGATCGGAACGGACGGCAGCACCAGTGCCGTTAGCGATCACGTAATCGTGTTGTGCCATGCCGAGTCCTTACAAGGACAGTATTTGTCCAACTTTAGCCGCCTCGGCCATAGCCAACCGCACTCCAGTTGAAATTACGGTTGACCGCCGTTCCACCCGAGTTTTTGAACGTGACGGTAAAGCCAGTGCCGCTGACGCTGGTGACCTCAAAATAATCGCCGGTTCCCATGTTCTGAGCGGTAATCCCAATGCTGGGAAGATAGGCGTTGACCCCGCCGAGGCTTGCTGTTCCAGTCCAGAAAGCGTTGGTGAAAGTGATCGCCTTGGCTCCGGCTCCGCTGCTAACCGCTCCATCGCTGTTTTCTGTGCGGCGTTGGAAGGTGGCGTCGTAGCCCAGTTCGTCCACCAAGATGTTTTGGTCGATGGCGCTGCTGCTGAGATCGGCACGGAACTGGAAGCCGCGACCACGGAAGGCGCCATTCACGAATTCCTGCCATGCGGTCCAAGTCGGGGTGCCGCTGGGATTATCATTGGTGGAGCGCAACATCAGCTTGGCGTTCACCTTGTCCGTAATGGCGCCGTCCCAATCGGACCAGTCATCCACGGTGTTGGCGCGGGAGTCGATCAGGTCGGATGGGTAATAACCACGGGTGACGAAATACCGGCGGAGGTCAATAGAGAAGGTATTGCCGAGATCCAAAGTGCTGGCAAACGTGTAAGTGCCAGAGTCGTCAACTGGTCCAAGAATATCTAGCGTTGGCACCAAATCGAGATCAGCAATCGAATCGAACAGCGTGGTGCCGTCTAGGGTCAGTGCGTCAAATTCCTCGCTGTAAAAAGTATTGGATTTACTGCCTTGGAATGGTGGGGAGTCTTGGTCTTCGCGGCGGGTTTGGATTGTTAGCGGCGCGATAGTGTCGGGCAGGTCGATAATGACGCTGGTTTCGCTGGCTGATTGCCGCCCACCGTCATCTTCAAATTTCGCCAGCACTTCGCCTTCCACCAGCGGAATGATGGCCTCCGTTGAGCTGCCGGACTTGGCGGGGATCAGGTCAACGCTGTTGCTCCAAGTGGCCGTGCCATCGGTCAGACTGCTGTGGCGGATGTGAATTTTGCCGCCAACTTTTACGTCAAGGTCAACGGTTTCAGTCCAGCGCAGACGACCGGAGTTGTTATTGATTGCCTCAAAGGTCAGGTTTTGGACGTTGCCCGGCACTGCGGTTTTGCCGATCAGCGCGAACTGGGCGACGGCAATTTCACTGCCTTTGCTGAGATAGTTAAACGCCTGAACTTGAACGTAAAGCGTTCCGGGGCGTGTGTTTTTAATTTGCAGTGACGGTGAAGTCGTGTTGGCCTGAGTCCAGTTGTCGTTGTCGATTCTGTATTTGACGCGGAACTCAGTTACAAGTTGTTTGGGGCTGATCCAGCTCAGGTCAAAGGCTGAAAAGACGCTTTGGCCATCTTGGTATAGGTATTCAGTGCCGGTAATGTCTCCGGGCGGATTAGGTGCTGCCGAAAGATTGCTGATGTCGCGGGTGGTTAGCTTGTTATCGCTTTCAATCGCGTTGTAAATCGTGCTGTTGTATTGCAGTGCAGTTACGCCGTAAATGCCATCTTCGCCTTCGGCAACATTCAGCACGCGGTATTGCTGGGCTTCGATGTCGCTGGTTTGAATCAACCAAATCGCATTGGCATTGGGAGCTTCGCTAAATGCGCTGCTGACATTGATTGTGCGACCGGAAATGCTGCTGATGGTTTTGGTTTCCACCAAGCCGTTGGGCATCAACACCGAAATTGTTGGGCTGTTTGACAGATTGACGGTCAGGTTGGTGTTGCTATCAACAGTGATGGCGGTTGTGGTGGCAGAGCTGACGCGGCCACTGCGGCGTGATCCGGCTTTAAGCGGATCGGCAATGTCAATCACCATGCCGGGGCGCAGGATGATACCGGTGTCAATGGAGACCGAGAAAGTGACGGTTTCGGTCAGGTTTTGTTCGCTCAGCAGCGCCCATTTACCAGCCCGATGTGCTTGCCCTTGGCTGTAACAACCCAGTGCTTTGATGTCTTTGTTGATGATGCCGTACTTGGAAACAGCATCCGCATCTTCAACGTATTCGTATTCAACTTCGCCCAAAGTGTCGTAGGACTGCCAAGCAACAGTGGCGACCGTGTGACGTGCTTTTTGCGATGATCCGCTATAGGCAAAAATGCCATTAACAATATTGCTTGGTCCAAGTAAATATTTGGAATCGGTTGGTTTGTCCTGTTGCAGCACCAGCGAACCGGCGCCGTAATAGGCGATGCCACGGAACAGGCTGGTCATCTCTTGGATAACGTTATAAACCTCGTCGCGGCTGTTAATCAGCAAGTTGCAAGCGAAGCGAGGCTCCAAACCGCCTTTGCCGTTATCAACTAGCTCGTTGCAGTATTGACTAATCGAATAAAAGTCATAGCGGTCAAGGCTGCTGGCTGGAACACTGGCGCCATAACGGGTGTTGGTGAGCAAATCCCACAGACACCAGGCTGGGTCGTTGCACCAAGTCGCAGCGCCAAAAGTTCCATCCCAAACGCCTGCGTAGGTGACTCGCCCGATGTGGGTTGTTGTGTCAACCGTGGCGTTGCTTGGCAACTGAATTTTGATCCCGCGAACCAGATATTTCCGTGGCGGAATGCTGTTGAAATCACGCGCATCAAAACGAAGGCCAACAAGTGCGCTGTTTGGGTAGCGCAGTTTTTCGTCAATAATTTCTGTGTAGCTTTGCCAGTAAGTTTCGTTTTGGCGCTTTGCGGAGGATTCGTCGCCACTTAAGCGGATAATCCGAACATCAACGGGAAACGCTCCATCGAAACCAACGTTGTAATCGCGCTGGTAAGAGTTGTTTGTTTTGCCGCTGATCGTGTCCGTCAGAACGTCTGTGTAACCACCACCGTTGTATTGAATTTGGATTTTAAGTTCAACGCTATGGCCGACAATATCGCCGTCGTCTTCAATAATTTGCAGAGCTGGAACTTGAACGGTTACACGAACCCGGTCAACATCGGTATCGGTGACGGTTCTTGTTATCGGGGTGTTGTAGAAAAGTTGAACGCCAACGCTCTTTTCTGATTCCGCGCCTCCTGTAAAACTTGCAATAGCGGCTTGGGATTGAGTGCCATTGCGGGTGGTGACTGTGTAGCCGCGAAAGTTATCGTTTCCAGCGGCGTCTACAACGGGCGTTCCATCCAGATAAATGCTGTTGGCGCCATTGTCTAAACCCTGAATTTCACCTTCGCTGATTAGATCCAGAACGTTTGCGTACTGAATTGATTGCAACGAGTCGTCGGCTTCGGTTGGAGTGCGGGATTGACCGCCACCGCCGCCTTTTCCACCGCCGCCACCGCCACCACCAGCACCAGCGATGCCAAGACCGAGACCGGCATTGTGGACGCGAACACTATTGGCAATAAAGGTGTGATGACCTTCGACCGTCAGGTTGTAGACAGTGCCAGTGCAGAACTCGGCCTTGCTGACAATGGGGCGGAGGTGGCCGTTGGCGTCAACGAGGCAATCGTCAGAACCGAGCGTGTCGATTTCGACAAAGGCATTGAACTGGTTAAGCACCCAGTGGTTGGGGGTGGCATCAAGATGCTGTCCGCCCCAGAGCGTGTAGCGGATGACGCGCTCGCCTTCGTGTTCGTGGACCTTGAGGATCTTGGCTTCGTGGACTTCGCCGGTGTGGTCAAAGCTCAGAACCAGATCGTTCGGCTGTAGTTCATCAATGCGGCGTTGGCCGCCCGGAACGTTGATGAGCGTATGGCCAAGGAAGCAGCCGCCACCACCGCCGCCACCAGAACCTTGGATCATTTGAATATTGCGGGTCATTAGCTTTTGCGGGTACGGAAGAAAGCGGCGATAAGTTCCTCTTGGAATTGTTGCTGGCTTATGGTTGCACCGTTGCCAGTGCTTTCAACATCAAGGCCGCTGGAAATCACAGCCGAACCAACAAAAACTCGACCGTAGGCAATGGGAACAGGCAAGCCTTGTTTGGCGGTATTGACAATCCCACTGAAGCTGAATGATTCAAGTTTTGCGGCCTCGCGCCCACGTTCAAACGGGGAAGTTGATTGCACCGGAGCTGGTGAAAGCGATTGCGCGATACCTCCAAGAACAAGGCTGGCGCCGATACCAACAACAGCGGTGCCAACCGTTCCGATGCCCATGAATCCTCCCAAGGCAACGCCAGCAGACGCAATACCACCAGTAACGATTGCCAACGTTATTAGGCCAATGCCCGCAAAAATCTGACCTGCGCCTTCACCAGCGCCAACAATTACGGGCGTAATGCTAAATACTTCGCGCTCACTAAATGGAGCGGCAATCAACATTGCATTCTGTTCGGTAACTTTTTCTTTTCCGATTGTCACCCGATAGCCAACACCTTCTTTTTCGCTATCAATTAACCACTTTTCTAAGCC